CAACTTCACATTTACCTATATCGGTAGAACAAAAAGAAAATTATCAAAAATTATAAAACCTCTTTATGGAAAAGAGCTCGCAGATGAATTAGGTAAATACGATATATATGTTTCTGGCAGTAAAAATGATCCAGGTCCTAATCATGTGCTACAAAGTTTAGCTTGTAAACTACCTACATATGTAGCGCATGACTCAGGTGGTGCAAGAGAATTTGCTGGCGATGATCACATATTCAGCTCGTTTAAAGAACTTGAATATATTCTACTTAGTAAACACTTTAAACAAAATAATGCAATAAAACTTCAATCATGGGAAGAATGTATTACTAAGTATATTGAAATAATGGAGAGTCTCATTGAAAACAATTAAATTTATTTTAACTCGAATGAACTTTCTATATTCATTTATTCCATTAGCAAAGTTTTTACAAAATACTGGGTATGATATAAAAATAATTACATCAATGAAATTAGTTGCAAATGATCGAAAACCAAATTCATTATCATGGAAACAAAATATAGAAGAAGCAATTACTATATGTAACAAAGTAAATATCAATTATGTAATTAATGATCTTGAATTATTTGAAATTGCCGCTAACACAGATATCCTGTTTACAATAGAAGGACATGGAATACAAAATAGTGAAAAATTGGATAGTTACGTAATTGCAATTCAAAACTTTAATGACTTCACTATACGAATTATCAATAAAGACTCAAAACATATATACGAAAATATTGATGCGATATGGGCATATAATGAGAACTATAAAATACTTGCACAGAAGCTTGGATTTTCTGGAGATGTATTTGTAGATATATTACCTGGTTATTGGCACTATAAAAATAAAAAACAACAAGCACTCAAAAAGAAATATAATCTTGGAACACATACAAAAATAGCAACATGTTATTTACCACGTTCAACAACTGTTCATCAAAAAGAAACACACTTACGAGACTTTGAATGGAATACAGGTAATCCTAAGCATGATTTAAATCATGCTTTATCTTTTGCCAAGCGCTTAACAAACGAAGGATACAAAATATTTTTAAAGCAACGATCTAAAAATAGAAATCCAGAACTTAAGCATATGCAAAACTATATAGAAGATATACAAGCATTTCCGTATACAAGTATGGAAATGGCATTTATATCAGATCTATCATATGGTTATATGTCTGCCGCTGTTATGGATTCAGCAATATTTAATATGCCATACATTAACTTTGAAAAGTATGAATATCCACCAGAAACTATATCATTATACACACAACACTATTCAAAAAATACAATTATTGGAGCATCAATCGAAATACCGATTGAAAAGATTGTACTTCCAATAAAAGACAAAAATAATAATAGATTAAGGCAAAATGTTAATAAAGCACAACGGAGTTTAGTTGAGTTTATCGAAAAAAAGTGTTGAATTTCATATTTTTGAAACAGCATTAAAATCATATCCTGACAAAATAAAAAATAAGTATTTAGAAACACTTAAAAACAGAAGCACTATTGATATGCTTGGTAAAGCATATAAAGGAAAAACTTTATCAAATGAAGAGATATTAAGTTATTATACAACACTACCTAATAGTGATTTGTTTTTTGCAGCATACGATAAAGATAAAAAAGAATATGTTGGCACTTGTCGCTTAATGAAGATAAACACAAAAGAAAAATCTGCAGAATTGGGTTATATAACGTTTTTATCAAATAGAGGTAGTGGATATGGCAAAGCCATTTTAGAAGCGGCAAAACAATATGTATTCGAAGTATTATCATTTGTTAAACTTTCTGCAACAACTTATGAAATAAATGTAGCATCATGCAAATGTTTTGAACATACACAATTCAAAAAGATTAAAATTGAAAATGAGCTTGTATATTACGTAGCAATGAGGGATAATGAATAAAAGAACTTTTATAGTTATTGGTTTAGGATCAATGGGTACTAGAAGAGTTAACCATTGTTTGACACTTGGGTATAATGTATTAGGTTTTGATTTAAGAAATGACAGAATGCAAGAAGCATCAAAGACATTTAATATCGAAACATTTGGTTCATTTCTAGACTTAGAAAAATATATCAAACAAAATAATATTGATGGTATATTCATATGCACACCCCCAGCGGAACACTTTAGATATATTCATTATTGCTATAGAAATGGAATTAATTTTATGGTTGAACAACCTATTGTGCATACCAAAGCTCAGTTAGAGCTAATTAAATCGCTCAGAAAAAATCAATTATCAGCAACATTAGCACATATTAGTTGTAACATGTCATTTTCTGATATGGTTTGTACATTATTTAAAAACATTAACACAAGAGTTATAGATAAACCTCTAGCTGTTTTAGTTGAATGTGCAGAATATTTACCTAATTGGCACCCATATGAGCCTATGAATGATTACTATCCTTCTAGCGTTAATATGGGTGGTGGGCTTGATGTCATATGTGATCTAGACTGGTTGTGTCATTTATTTGGAGAAATAGAAAGTAGTACTGCAATATGTAATAAGCTATCAGATTTAGATATAGATACTAATGATATAGCACAATATATCTTTAAATTCAAAGATGGCCCTCAAGTCTTTATACATGAAGACACTCTTCAACAAAAACCAATACGGACAGCTAAGTTAATTAGCCAGCGTCAAATAGTCATGTGTGATTTCATTAAAAGTAAAATTACATTAGTAGACGACAATAAAAATATTATCGATATTCCTATCCAAAAATCTAAACATTTTATGCCTATAGATGCTAGATCAAAATCATTAGGATTTAAAAATCATAGAAATTGGTCATGGATAGAAACTTGTTACCTAGCAGATACAATGCATTTTATTAATATTATTAATACTAGTGATGTTTATTTATCAAATAAATCACTTAAAAGAGGTTTAACTAATTTAAAGCATGTATTAGAGAGTACAAATGTTTAAATTACATAAAAATAAAACACTCCTTATAACTGGTGGAACAGGAACATATGGCAAAACATGCATAGAATATCTGCTTAATAATGAAATGTTCCAAAAAATCATTGTGTTTAGTAGAGATGAATATAAGCAACACTGGTTAAAGAAATCTTTAAATAAGAAATATGGTAAAAGTGCGCAAAGAATGCGATTCTTAATTGGTGATATCCGTGATAAGCAACGATTATTAACTGCACTAAAAAATGTTAACTATATTATACATGCGGCAGCAATGAAGCAAGTTCCAGCATGTGAGATAAATCCAGAAGAATGCATAAAGACTAATATTAATGGAACAATAAATGTTGTTGAATGTGCAGTAGAGAATAATGTTGAGCGTGTATTATTTCTAAGCACTGATAAAGCGGTTGAGCCAATTAATTTATATGGTTCATGCAAAATGTCAGCTGAAAAATTTACAATCTTTGCGAATCTATATTCAAAGAAAACAAAATTAGCATGTATACGTTACGGAAATGTAACTGGAAGTAGGGGTTCAGTCATCGAGCTATTTTTACACCAAAAAGAAACTGGTAAATTTTCAATTACAGATAAGCGAATGACAAGATTCTTTTTACAACCCGAAAATGCGGTTGAATTGAGTTTATTTGCATTAGAAAATATGTATGGTGGAGAAATATTTGTGCCAAACATGAAATCATGCTTCATAACAGATATAGTAATGGCTGTTGCTAATACTGGTGAACCTGCAAAAGCAAATGTAATTGGTATTAGACCAGGTGAAAAGCTCCATGAAATTCTTGTGAACCAATCTGAGCAGTATAGACTCTATAAAGTCACAGATAAATGGAATGCTATCTTACCTGAATCAACACCTTGGGATAATTTTTTGTATAAATACTATGATGATACTCATAAAAAATATGACCCTATCGAAGTCAAAGACAAATTTTGCTCATTAACTACAGATCGTTTCGATTTTAATGAGCTTCTTGAACTTGTAGAACAAGAAAGAATAAGAATTAATAATGAATGATACATGTATAATAGTTCAAGCAAGATTAAACTCTTCGAGGTTTCCAAACAAAATACTATCACGAGTATATACAGATAAGCTAGCGTTGGAAATTGTATTAAATGCTTGTTCAAGTGTTGAAAGAACAGATTTAATTTTAGCAATTCCAATCGATGAATACGATTTTTTCGATGAATCTTTTGATTGTAAAAAATACAACATGACAATACATGGCGGGTCAGAGTTAAATGTTCTTAAGAGATTCTTTAGTGCAGTACGGGGTGAGCAATACAAAACAATTGTTAGAATATCTTCTGATTGTGTTCTATTACGACCAGAAATTATACAAAATACTATAGAGTTCTATAAAAATAATGAATGTGATTACTGTAGCAATACAACAATCAATCGTGCACTATCAGAAGAAATATATGATGATTATTCGAGTGAGTCACTTCTGTTTGATGGTGTTAATGTAGAAGTTTTTTCACATGATGCATTAATAAAAGCTCATAAAAATGCAGAAAGTGATTACGATAGAGAGCATGTAACACCATGGATAAAGAGAAATTTAAATTGCAAGCTTTGTGATACTGGTGTTCTACGTATTAATGGTAAATTATCACTAGATGAAAAATCAGATTTGAAAAAAATTAACATGATATTAGAATTATATGATAATGAGCTAGTACAATTTAGCAAATTATGAAAATAGCATTAGTAGGATGTGGTAGCATAGGTATGCGCCACCACAAAATATTATCTAAAATCATTGACGATCCAATCTTCACAATGTGTGATATACGTGATGGTTATGTTAATGTTGATGATGTTAAAGATGAAGAGTTTGATATTGTCTGTGTTTGCACACACTCATCAAACCATATTGAAGTAGCATCAAAATTCAAAAATAGTAAATCATTCTTTATAGAGAAACCACTAGATGCAAATATTGAAATAATAGAGAAAAATCTAAATTTCTTCAGAACAAAGAAAACAATGGTTGCATGTAATTTATTTTTTTCTAAACACATGAATGAAATTAAAAAACATCTGCCTAATGTATTGTTTGCAACAATAAAGTATCACTCGTTTTTACCTAAATGGCGTGATAATTATTATGATCTATATTCATGCTTTAAATCACTAGGTGGTGGAATATTATTCGACGATATACACGAAGTACAGTATCCAATACAAATATTAGGTCATCCAAATAAAATTACATTGCTAAAAAGGCGCTTAGCAGAGTATACACATGACACAGAAGATTATTGCGTGATAATCTTACATTATGATGATAAGATTATTAATATTGAAATGTCTTATCTTTGTAATGATAAGCAAAGAACATGTGATATGACCCTTAGAAACGGATCAAGAATTATCATAGACTTCCAAGGAAATGAAGAACTTCCAAATATGTCAACAGTATCAGATCTAGATAAAGCTTATGAAAAGCAATGGAAATACTTTCTCAACACTAGTAAACCACTAAATAATTATAATGATGCATACAAATTATTAAAAGCTTTACATGATGCAGAAATTGAAGAAGTTACTAACAAATGAAATACTTTTACGAGCGCTTTGATGGTGATACATGTACTGATCCACTTCTACAAAAAATTACAACACAAACATCAATAAGCCAATTCACACCTCGTAATAAAGGTTTAAAATTCTTAATCATTAATCCACCAATTAGAGAATGGTCATATCCTAATATTGTACCAATTGGGCATTGTTATATAGCATCATCAGTAATAGTTGATGGACACAGAGTAGATGTTTTAGATTTAAATGCAGAACGTAAAGAACCAGTATATGATTTAAGTATATTTAACTCATGGGTCAAAACACGTATTAGAGAAAAACTTAACGAATCTAAACCTGATATTATCGGTATCGGTGGTATTGTAACACAGTACACACATATTAAAGAATTAACGACATTATGTAAAGATATAAATCCTGATATACCTATCATTTTGGGTGGTGGAATAGCAAGTTGCATGCCTAATTTTATGATGAAATATTTACCTGTTGATATCGTCGCAACAGAAGAATGTGAAGTAACTATTTCCGAAGTACTTTATAGAATTGAACTTAAATATTCATTACGTGGAGTTAAAGGCATATTATATCGTGAGAAAGATGAAATTGTTAATAATGGAAAACGCAAAATAATTAAGAGTTTCGAAAATGGTTTGGATTGCTTGAATTGGCCAGCGAGATCTTATTGGGATGTAGAAGATATTTATAAAAAAAATCCAATTGGTCATTTAAACTGGGAGTCTAAATGGAAAGGAGGAAAACCACAAGAGAAGAACAAATATTGTTTAAGCATGCTTGCAAGTAGAGGGTGCCCATATTCATGTGATTATTGTTATGTTACTTATCTTGGTGATGCGTACAGATTGCGATCACCTAAAGATATAGTGGATGAGATGGAATATATTAAAAATAAATATGATTTATCTTATATACACTTTTTAGATGATTTATTTATGGCAAATTATAAATGGTCGCTATCTTTTTTTAAAGAATTAAGGAATAGACGCAAAAAGACAGGTTTCGAAATTATGTGGGGCGCTACATGCAGAACGAATATTATTGCTGACGATATAATTCGTGCACAAAAGCAAAATAGAGATAACTTATTAAAGCAAGGTTATGACGTTGGTTTACGTCAAGCATGCTTTGGTATAGAAAGCGCTAGTCCAACAATATTAAAAAACATTGATAAAAGTGGACAAACACTCAAAAAGATTGCCATGGCTGCTCACGAAACAAAGAGAGTTTTGGGCTATATTGATCCATCATTCATGATTGGTTCACCTGGTGAAACAGAGCAAACAATTAGAGAAACTGTCACATTTTGTAAGAAACACGATATTGACGTTGAAACAATTTTCTATACAACGGCATTCCCTGGAACACCATTTTGGAATTTAGCTTTAGATAAAGGATTAATAGGGAAAGCCGTTAAAGGTTATAATTGTAAAGCAACTGATGATATAGTAGAACAGTACCTCATGCGTTTNGGTGAAAATTCTGANGCNGTTCGAACTAATTTCTCAGATGAATTGTCTGATAGAGAATTAATAGACTTAGGGAATTGGGCGACTGAAGAGTTAGGTTCAAAGAATAGAAGACACCCACATACAGGTGAAATACAAATGAAAGCTGTTGGTGCGGCAAAGGCAGATTTATGATGGAAATTACTGAAACCACAAAGCGGTTTGTTGAAGAAAATTTATGGAAACGTGCATTAGACTTAATGCCCAGAGGAACTCAAACAATGAGTAAATGCCCAGATCAATTTGTTGATGGTGTTTACCCAAAATTCGCACTTGCGGCAGAAGGTGCATATATAAGTTGCTTCACGGACATGTATGAAATAAGTAAAAGCTATCTAGACTACATGTGTGCACTCGGACCAATAATACTAGGTTATAATAACGAATCTGTTAACTACTCAGTTAGAAAACAACTTGAAAAAGGTACAATATTCTCATTACCAACATTACTAGAGTCACGAGTTGCTAAGCTTGTGGTAGAAACGGTTCCTTGTGCAGAACAAGTACGTTTTGGTAAAAATGGTACNGATGTAACATTAGCTGCTGTGCGCATAGCTAGGAGTTATACNGGTAAGGAGCACATAGCAAAATGTGGATATCATGGTTGGGGTGATTGGCATGGTATAACATTNCGTGATTATGGNATCCCTAGTNCAATGAAAGATATAGTTCACGAGTTTGAATACAATAATNTTAACTCATTAGAAAATATCTTGAAAAATCATGAAGTTGCAGGTATTATTATGGAAGTGGAGTCGTTAGAAGTTCCAAAATCCGGATTTTTAGAAAATATTCGTAAACTTGCAGATCAGTATAATGCAATTCTAATATTTGATGAAGTAGTAACTGGATATAGATGGTCATTAGGTGGGGCACAAGAATATTATGGGGTAACACCTGACTTAACATGTCTTGGAAAAGCAATTGCTAATGGTTTTCCACTAAGTGCAATATGTGGAAAACGTAAATTTATGAAAGAATTAGATCATGTATTTTTCTCAATGACATTTGGTGGTGATTGTATCGCACTTGCAGCTGCAGAAGCTACAATTACTGAGCTTAAAATTAAAGATTATAATCATATATGGAAGCTTGGAAGAATGCTAGATGATGGAATTAAAGCTATGGCGTCATACCATAATTTAAAAATAAATTTTAAAGGAAGTGGCCCAAGACATAATTTATCATTTAGTGATACATACACCGATAAAGAAGGTATGAAAGCACTTTTTTATCAAGAAATGTGTAAGCAGAATATTTTGTTTCCAAATGTGATTTATATAAGTTTTGCACACACAGAAGAAGATATTGCTAAAACTATTGTTGCAGCAAACAATGCATTCAAGATAGTAGCCGATAACGTTGATGATATCGATAAAGTACTTGAAGGCCAACGAAGTACTAGTATATTTAAGAGAGAATAATGGTTTTAATATTAGTAATATGAGAAACACAACAATAATAGCTGAGTTTGGTTCCAATCATCAAAAAGATTGGAACATTCTAAAGAAAGGTGTTAAAGCAGCAACAGAAGCTGGAGCTAACATATTTAAAGTTCAAACATACTCATCAGAGACCTTATATTGCAAAAATACACCTGACTTTGCCAGTTATAAAAACGTTAATAAGCTAATCAAAGATATCGAACTACCTAGAGAATGGCAATCAGATTTGAAAAAAATGTGTGATGATCATGGAATAGAATTCATGTCAACACCATTTGATGAACAGGCAGTCGATGAACTTTTCGAACTTGGTATCAGGCGTTTCAAGATTGGTGGATTCGAGTCAACTGATCAGCGTTTCGTAAAGTATGTCGCTAGTACAAAGCTCCCAATCATATTCTCGGCAGGTATTGGTCATGATATGTACACATTACAGACAATTTTACAACTAATTAATGATATAAATCCCAATCCAGATGTAACTATACTTCACTGTAATAATGCGTACCCGACACCAATTAACGATATAAATCTTACTCAAATTCAAGTTTTGAAGAATACTTATTTTTCTTATTGTAGTAAACCTAAGATAGGTTTATCAGATCACACTCCGGGCACCCTGGTACCTCCAGTGGGTGTTGCTTTAGGGGCGGAAACAATTGAGAAACATTTCACATTAGACAGAACAATGAAGGGTCCAGATCACTCTTTTGCAATTGAACCTGATGAATTTAAACAAATGGTTAATAATATTCGTCTTATAGAACAAGCACTTGGTAAAGCTAAAACTATTACACAAAGTGAAAAAAGCTTTATACCAGCAATGCGTTCTGTTGTATCAAAAACACATTTGAAAAAAGGTGATACATTAACAAAAGAAAATATTACTACAAAGCGCCCAATGCTAGAAAATTCTGTACGTGCATTTCATTTCTTTGATGTTATTGGAAAGAAAATAAATACTAATCTTGAAGAAGACACTATAATAACAATGGAGATGTTAAGTGGATAATTATTGTATAATAGCATCTGGTGAATACTCATGGAGCTATCGTTTAATTAATAACTTAAATAATCTTAAATTAGAAAATACGAAATTTGTTATGGCTATGCAAGATCAAGCCGTACGTGATGAAATTAAAATAGGTAAAGAAAAAAATGCACGAATAAGAATATTCTATTTTCACTGGTCTGGTTATATAACAGATGATATATTTGAAAACAATGAATGTATTACAATTCATACAAGTAATCTACCACACGGGCGTGGTGGTACACCAATACAAAACCAAATACTTGATGGCATAACTAGAACACGTGTAAACGCACTTAAAACTGTAAAAGAATTTGATGCAGGTCCAATTTTTTGTACTAGAACAATCTCGCTACAAGGTTGTCTAAATGATATATGGTATACAATAGCAGACGCGGCTACAGAACTAATTAGAGAAATAATTCTATATGACCCAAAACCTGTAGAGCAAAGCAACTTGCACTACAATTCTAATATAACAAATACACAATCATATAAAAGATTAAAGGGTTCTAAAAACCCACTTGATAGCGAGACATTACATCAAGTATACGATATAATAAGGATGTTAGACGCAGAAACTTATCCTAAGGCAGCATGTAAAGTGGGTCAATATACTTTAGAATTTTCTAGAGCACAACTTAAAAATAATAATGAGGTACTATGCGACTTGAAAATAAAAATGTTTTAGTTTTAGCTGCACACCCTGATGATGAAACTCTCGGTTGTGGAGCAACAATAGCCAAGTTAGCTGATAATGATTGTGATGTAAGATTAATCACGTTTACAGATGGCATCTCAGCAAGAGAAGACGGTGATCGAAGAGATACATTAGAAAGCGTTTCTAAGATTTTAGGTATAAACGATTTTAAAGCATATAGCTTTCCAGATAACCAAATGGATAGTTGTTCACTACTAGAAATAGTAAAAGCAATTGAGCATTATATTAATAGTAAAGCATTTATACCTGATATAGTATTAACGCACAATCCTTATTGTTTAAATATTGATCATAAAGTAATTTACGAAGCGACGATAACTGCATTTAGAGGGTTACAGAAGTTCAATCCAATTAAAATTATGTGCTATGAAGTTCCATCATCATCTGAATGGAACCCACTAACAAGATTTACACCTAATTGTTATATTGATGTATCACATTATATAAAAAAGAAATTACGCGCACTAGAAGTCTATTCTAGTGAGCTGAGATCACACCCTCACCCTAGAAACATAGATAATATTCTTAATAGACTTCGTGTTAATGGAACAGAGTGTGGATTATTTGTTGCTGAACGATATCAAATTGTCAGAGAGGTCATTATATGATTGAAGGCAAAAAAGTTTATCTACAGGCAGTAGAAGAAAAATCTATTGAACAACTTCGTCAATGGAGAAATAATCCTGTGTTGCGACAATACTTTAGAGAATATAGAGAAATAAACAAAAAAATGCAATCTGAATGGTTTAATAACAGAGTTTGTAATAATCAAAACCAAGTTGATTTCGAAATTAGAGATAAAGAAACACAGAAATTAATCGGACACTGTGGGCTCTATTATATAGATTGGATTAATAGAAAAGCGGAATTCACAATATATATTGGTGATTTTAATTATAGAAATGGTGGTTATGGAAGCGACGCATTACGAACACTAATTAAATATGGATTTAATAATTTAAATTTGAATAGAATATGGTGTGAAGTTTATTCGAATAACAAAGCTATTGATATTTATAGACACATTGGTTTTAAAGATGAAGGAATACTTAGAGAACAATATTTTGATGCAGGGATATATTGGAATTCTCATATACTAGGAATGTTAAAAAGCGATTTTGAAAATCTAGATTTTATCTAAATAGAGTTTATGTTAGAATTAAATCACATTAGCATTTATAATAACAAGAATAGTCACCATAATAAAAGATGAATGGGAGAAGTTAAATAAATGAATAAGAAGTATTATCTAATAACTGGTGTTGCAGGTTTCATTGGAAGTCATCTTACTGAAAAATTATTGAAAGATGGACATTTCATAATAGGAATTGATAATTTCGAAACTGGTCTAAAAGAAAATATGAGTTCATTTATTGATCATTCTAATTTTACATTTTATGATAAAGACTTATCAAATAACGATGACGTTAATGATTTAATTGCACTTTTCGGGTACAAAAAATTAAATATTGATGGTGTATATCATGTTTCTGCTAAAGCTCGAATTTCTCCTAGCATTAAAAACCCTAGTAGAACATTTGCATGTAATGTTGATGCCACGTTTAATATACTTGAACTATGTCGTGCACTTAATATTAAAAAATTAATATATTCTGCATCTTCTTCTGCATATGGTAATACAATAAAGCTCCCTAATATGCCTAATGATCCAATTAATTGCAATAATCCGTATTCAATTACGAAATATATCGGAGAAGAATTATGTAAAACATGGTCAAAATGTTATGGAATAAATACAATTTCACTTCGCTATTTTAATGTATATGGCGCACGCTCACAATTAGAAGGTCAGTATGCGCCAGTTGTTGGAATATTCTTTCGACAACTTCTTCAAGAGAAGAAACCAATGACTATAATAGGTACTGGTGAACAATTAAGAGATTTCACATATATTTCTGATGTTATAAACGCTAATTTAGCTGCTATGAAAAAATGTGAGAAACACACTGGAAGAGTTTTTAATGTCGGATATGGGGTTAATTATTCAATTAATAAATTAGCTAAATTAATTAGTGGTGAATTTGAATACATTCCTGCAAGGGCCCATGATGCAAAAGAAACACTTGCATCAATTAAAGATACTATTAGGCATCTCGATTGGGAACCTGTTGTTCCTTTAGAGATGGGCATTGAAATAATGCGTGATTATTACACAAAATTATTTACAAACGAGGAACAAAATTAAAATGCAAATTGAAACAATTGGTGTCATAGGCGCTAGTGGGTATGTTGGACAGGCAGTAACAGAAGGTTTTTGTGAAAAATTTGATGTAGAAACATATGATATAAAACCCAAAGATAGAACTTGTAATTCGCTTGTTGAATTAGCAAAGTTAACAAATATATTTTTTATATGTGTACCAACACCAATGAATAAAGATGGAAGTTGTCATACAAATATAGTTGAAACAATTGTTAAAAATTTAGATGTTATTGCTTGTAATCGTGAAAAAGATCCACAGTTTATTGCTGTAATTAAATCAACTATTCCACCAGGAACGACAAAGCGGTTAAATAACGAAACAAAACGTATTACATGTGTACATAATGGTGAATTTTTAACAGAAGCTAATTTCATAGAGGACTTCTTAAATCAAGATAGAATTATCATTGGTGGGCCACGACCAGCAAGTACAGTTGTTAGAACACTTTATAATAAAGCGTTTCCAAATATAAAAACAATCAAAACAAGTTCTACAATGAGCGAATTAGTTAAATATTTTACTAATTGTTTTTTAGCGACAAAGTTATCGTTTGCAAATGAGTTTTATCAAGTTTGTGAAGCGCTTGATGAAGATTATGATAAAGTGCTTGAATATGCACTTTATGATAAACGACTTGGCCAAACCCATTTTAGTGTTCCATCTAATGAGACACATCCAGAAACAGGAACATTATTACGCGGGTGGGCTTTAGCCTGTTTCCCGAAGGACCTTAATGCTATGATATCATTAGCAAAATCATTAGATATCGATCCTAAAGTTATGCAAGCTGTATGGGATAAAAACTGTGAAGTTCGTCAATATCACGATTGGAATGACTTAGTAGGGCGTGCCGTTGTCGATGAACAAGACTAAGCACTTATTTACCGTGATGTATTATTACGATAAATGCTTAGCTATGATGATACCATCTTTAATTAACAAGTTCTCAAATAAAGAACATATTAAGCTTAATAATTTATGGGATAATGAAAAATATAGCGAATTTACATCACTTATTGCAAGTAAAGCTACACAATATAATATTCAATATGATGAAATTTGTGATAAAGACTTAGTAGATAAACCAGTCAAAATCAGATTTTGAACTAACATCAATTATTATCTTATAATCTCTTTAAAAATAAGTGAGATTATGACTGATAAACAAAGATTGAGTTTTTCGGGTTTCAAAACTTGGAAAGAATGCCCAAATAAGTATCGTTTAGTCTACGTTGATGGATATAGAGAACCACTAAGAAATATATATATTGATTTTGGAAGCGCAATTCACGAAGCTCTCGAATACGGAATACGTGATCAAGCACGACAAACAGATATGTATCCAATATTTGAGCGAGCTTACGACAAGTTAGTTACAGAAAATAGAGCAATTGCTCCAGAAAATTACGTAATAAATGATGAAGAGTGGAAAGCGCAAGCTAAAAACATTCTATCACAAGTTTATTTATGGTTAGATGAGAATTTCCCTGGTTGGGAACCTGTTTCTTCTGAAGAAGAACTTTTTGAACCAATTGAAGGAACAGGCTGGAATTTCAAAGGATTTATCGACCTTGTGATCGCTTATAAAAAGAAATTCTGGATACTCGACGCAAAGTCTTGTTCATGGGGTTGGCAACGACATAAAAAACAAGATGAGCTTTTACAGCGTCAGTTACAACTGTACAAGCATTATTGGTGTACTAAACATGAAATAGAGAATCTAAAGTTAGTTAATTGTGGATTTCTTCTTCTCAAAAGAACGCCCAAAGATAAAAATCTTGAATTAGTTAGAGTTTCTGGTAGCCCAGCTAAATTAGAAGCCGTCGTGAAAGGGATGAGAAATGCTATTTCGAGTATTGAAAGAAAGATGTGGTTGAAGAATCGATTTTCATGCACTGCTGGGTTTGGTTGCGAATTCTATAAAACAGAATTGTGTACTTAATTAAGAAAATATTTGTATCCCAGTGCTTTAACTGTGAACTTACTTAGTGCCGTTAAATCATCTTTAATTACTATTTCAAGTTTGAAGTTCTCTTCTCGCTTCAAAATAATTCCGTCAGGAATTATCTCTTGTAAATTCCATGTAATACAATAAGCATCATCTCCATTATTTACATGCTTTAATCTAAGTGTGTCGTTTCCTCCCCCCCAAAAAGGAGTGCTCAATCCAACTTGTTGTAACATATCAGCGGCTGTACTAATATTTTCAAGAAGTGTCACATCTTCAGCTTTATTCAAAACATATTTTAATTCTAAAGTGTCAGATAATCCAGAGATACTTCCAAAACGATCAAAACTAACATTAATATCTTGAATCCAAAAAATAAGTTTTGTAATAAAAATATCTGTATCACTTTCAGAAGATATAGAGAAAGCTATTGGTTCATTACTACTACTACTACCATCAACTGCCATATTAGTTCCTGAAATAGGATTGCTTATAAATTGCGAATACGGAATACATGATTCAGATGGAGCATGTGCTGTTATTAGATGATGTTTACTATCTGTTTGTTGCTTTGTAGCGACAGTATATTCACTTTCAAGCGCTTTAATTTTATTGATAAGGTATATTAACGCATCAATAATCTCGTCTTTCTTTTTATTATCAATGTCAAGCACAATATAAAATAATATCTAGTACACTAATTATAAAATATTCGTAGATTTACAAGTTTGTAATTGGTATATACAATGTTATCATGTGTTTAAGAATACAAAGTAAAAAATGTTTATAAGAAAAGAGAAAATTATTAGTGAATATAATCGTAAGAGGATTATTTGTTATTTAAAGTGCGATTATTGCTTTAAACGGCTTAAACGTCAAGGTATAAAACATAGCTTAGTGAAACATCATTATTGTACTACAAAATGCGCTGCACAATCTAGATCACGCAAAAATTATAATATTACATGTATTATTTGCAAAAAGAACTTTCGTGGCAAAATGACTCGAAAAACATGCTCAGAAAACTGCTCTAACGAACGTAGAAGAAATAGGCAAAAGCTTAATAGGGCAAAAAATATGAAAACTATTTTATGTTTATATTGTAACTCTAAACATAAAACGTATAAACTAAAAAATACTAAATTCTGTTCTAGATCTTGTTCTGCAAAATGGTATATAGAAAATACAAATAAGTTTGACAATTGGATTAATAGCAAAAGTAAATATAGTAGATCGAAAGGAGAAAACGAAATTTATAAATTTTTGAAAGAAATTTTTCCAAAATTAAATATTTTGACACATAATAAAGCATATACAAAAGTTAATAACATGTCATTTAAACCAGATATTAAAATTAACAATTTAATTATTGAATATTTTGGTGATTATTGGCATATGAACCCTAAAATATATTCAAAAAATGATTTTAATAAACGTAAGAACATGTATGCATATGAAATATGGGAGTATGATGCTAACAAAGTTAAACTTTTAGATAGTACAGGTTATAATACACATATCATTTGGGAACACAGCTATAAAACAAATAAGCAAAAATCGTTAGATAAACTTGTGAGTTTTATAAAGGAAAATATTAGTGACAAGTAGTTATGTAAAGGGTGCAAATGATGGTTACAAATACAAGATCTTAATGTTTTGTGACCATCCTCTTGCACCCTCTTAAATACCGGAGTTGGTATACAGAGCAATATATTGGCGCAAAGCTTACTTAAAACAGGTAAATATCAATTTCGTGTATTTGGTGGGGCTATAGAACACGCTAATTATCAAACAATAAAAGTTGAGCCATTCGGTGACGATTTCATTATTGCTCCTGTAAAAGGTTTTGGTGATCCAATGAAGTTACGTCTTGCTATTACAACAGAAAAGCCTGACATTATTTTACTATTTACTGATCCACGATTTTTTATATGGATTTTCGAAATGGAAGATGAAATCCATGATATGTGTCCCATTGCATATAACCATATTTGGGATGAAGAACCATATCCATCATTTAACGAAGCGCTATATGAAGCGACTGATTTAATAAATTGTATTTCATGGAAAACATATTCACTAGTCCAGCCACATTTTCCTGAGAAAACAAATTATATTCCACACGCTTTATCAAAAGATATTTTCAAGAAGCTTCCTGAAAGTGAAATATATGAATATAAAAAGCAGTTAATAGGAAAAGAAAACGCAGATGCATTTGTTGGATTATGGATCAATAGAAATGCACGACGTAAACGCCCTGGTGATTTATTAGTTGCATGGAAACAATTTCTAGAGAAGTTACAAAATGAACAAGGGCATAAGAATGCAATTCTTATAATGCATACAGATCCATTAGATAATGAGGGACCAAATCTATATAAGCAAATAGAAATGCTTGATATTGTTAATAATGTGTTTATTTCTAAGAATAAAATCGATTTTCAGAAAATGAACGTACTTCATAACATAGCAGATTTTTGTATTAACGTGAGTTGTTTGCCCGCCGGCGAACTAATCGCTACTGACAATGGATATAGAGATATACAAGATATGAAAGTCGGTGATAAAGTATTAACACATAATGGACGATTCAAGCCCATAACACAGTTATTTACACGACAACTTCATAATGAATCGCTTTATACAATAAAATCTGCAAATAATCAACCAATTCGAATTACGGGTGAACATCCGGTTTATGCAATCAAAAAAGAAAAAGTTAATTTTTTGATTAACGAAAATATTAGTAAGTTAAAAGAACTCATCGAATGGATTAAAGTAAAAGATTTACAAGTAGGTGATTATGTTGTTTACGCAAATAATATAGATAAAGCTAATGATTATCATGATATTACACATATTGATTTATATGATTTTGTAAAAAATAGAATCGATGAACGCACAAAGTCTAATACATTCCAATTCAATGATAATTATATTTGGCCAAGCACATCAAAGTGTCTTCACGCAAGTAATCAAAATAAACGCTTCATTAAAATTGATGAAGATTTAGCATATATTCTTGGATTGTGGGTAGCAGATGGAACAACAAATACAGCAAATATTTGTTTAAACGCAAAAACTGAATGGGATATAGCAAAACGTTATATAAAATGTGTTAAACGTTCATTTAATAAACAAGTATCAATCAATTTGTGTAATAAACTAACTCGCTTAGGTATAAACATAAGAAAATCTTTACCACACGCTAAAATGTTTTCAGCATTATGTGGTAAATATAGTCATGGAAAATATGTACCGCACTTTATCTTGAATTCAAAAAATAATAACTTAAAAAGAGCGTTCTTAGAAGGATATGTTGATGGTGATGGCTGTATATTAACTAATAAATATTATCCAGATAATCCAAAAACTACTCGTATAAGAACCGTATCTCATCAATTAGCATTTAATATTCGAACACTTTTAACTGAACTTGGCTATTGTCCAAAAATGAGTTATGATAGTAATGCACATGGTTATGGAAATGGAAATATTTGGACAATAGAATGGCGTGATAGAAAACGATTAAATAATGGTTCATGTAGAAGTTGGAATATTGATAACAAATATGTTGTGTCACGTATTTTTGATATACAAATAGAAGAAAATTCATATGAGCAAGTATATAACTTCGAAGTTAAAGATGATAACAGTTATGGCACAGCAGGTTTTACAACTCATAACTGTGCAGAAGGTTTCGGCCTATCAACACTCGAAGCTCTTTATACAGGAACACCAATTATTGCTACAAAAACAGGTGGCTTAACACAACAAGTTGAAAACCCTAAAACAAATGAACAGTATGGTGTCGGAATGAATCCTGATGTGCGTGCATTAGTCGGTTCACAAACGGTCTCATTTATAATGGAAGATCATGTACGACATGACACAATCATGAACGCAATTCATAAATTATATGTATTGGGTAAAAGTGGCAGAAAAGAATTAGGAAATCGTGGGCAAGCATATGCTCATGAAGCGTTTAATATCGATACGTTAACTAAAACATGGGATAAAACACTTGAAAAATGTATCTTAGATTACAAAGCGAATAAAAATAAACCACGTTATAAAATGACTACATTATGACAAAAAAGACAGTTTTACTGCATGGACCCAGCTATGTCGCGGCAGGATACGGGACCCATATTCGACAAATCGCTAGAATACTCGATTCATATGATGAATTTGAAGTGTATCTTCAGGCAACAGTTTGGGGGAACACACCATTTATGTTGGGTGACTTTAGAGAAAAAGAAATGTTAGATAAGATGAATGCTCGTAATGCACATAGACCTGAAAAATTTGATTTAAGTTTTCAAGTTATTTTACCCGACGAGTTTAAGCAAGATGTTGCGGACTTCAATGTTGGAATATCAGCTTGTGTTGAAACAACAATTTGTAATCCAGTATGGATAGATAATGTGAATAAAATGGATTTAATGATAGTTCCATCACAGCATACAAAACGCGTTCTTTTAGATAGTGGAACAGTAACAACACCTTTATACGTAGTACCAGAAGCATTTCCACCGATCTTAGAAAATACTAAATTAAAATCTAATTTAGAAGATTTAAACTTCGAAACCAATTTTAATTTCTTGCATATTGGGCAACTTGCCGCTGGTCTTGAAGAAGATGATAGAAAAGGAATATATACACTAATTAGATTATTTTGTAAAGCGTTTGAAGGAAATAAAAATGTTGGACTTGTATTAAAAACAAATTCATGTAGAAACACAACAATAGATTACAAAATTACATCTAATACATTAAAAGAAGTCATAACAAAACATAGAACTAGTGAATATCCCAAAATATATTTAATACACGGTCTCATGAAAGAAAACGAACTATGCCAATTATATAAACATGATAAAATTAAAGCATTTGTTTCATTAACACGTGGTGAAGGATTTGGTTTACCACTGCTTGAAGCGGCAGCTGCAGGTTTACCAATAATTACAACTAATTGGTCTGGACATTTAGACTTTTTAAATATAACAAAAAAATCTTTTATAAAAGTTAATTATGAATTACAAAAAATAAGAGATGGAAAAGCAGATAATAGAATATTCATGAAAGGTGCGAAATGGGCTCATGTAGATGAAAATGATGCAATAAGAAAAATGAAAAAACTTGTAGAAAGTTATAATATACCAAATGAATGGGCAAAAAATTTGCAACCACACATTATCAATAAATATTGTTTCGATTCTATTAGCAAAGCTTTCAAGCAAGTATTAGCAAAGCATTATAAATTAGATGAATAATAAATGACCACTATATATTTAATAATTACGTTGGTTATATCTATAGTTTTAAACATCGCTTTAAGCATGATGTTATATAAATTGGGAAAAATCATTATTTCATTTGAAGATACTGTTGAAGCGTCAATTCCTGTCATTAATAAAGCAGAAAAAGTTTTATCAGATATTATGGAGCGACCTCTCTTTTTTGATTCACCAGAAGTCAGAGGTGTACTTAATTCAATTAGATCAGTTCGTTATGCAGTATTAACAATAGCATCAAATTTTAATATAGTTAAAGAGGAAGAAATTAGTGAAAGCACAGACAAGAGATAAAAGTAAAAGTAAGAAAAATTATTATTTTACTAATCGTACACAAGATGCAATTGGTGAATTTCTTGATGAAACAAATGGTATGACGAAAGATGAACGTGATATTTTATATGCAGCAGAAATTAAACCAGCATTAAGTAAACTTGTCGAAAATTTAATATTTATTTATGGTATCAACAGTTCAGATCAAGATTATGAATCATTAAAGCATGATTGTGTAGTGTTCATATACGAAAATCTTCACAAATTCAAACCCGAAAGAGGAAGTAAAGCATTTTCGTACTTTAATATCGTAGCTAAGAATTGGTTAATTCTTAAAGCAAAACAATCTACAAGACGTGCTAAATTTAATGTCTTATATAGTGATAGAAATACGACAGAAGATATTACGAAATACAACTTACAGCAAGATGTTGTTAAACCTGTAGAAGAAGACGTTGTAAAAAATGAGTTTTTTGTATTATTAACAGAAGAAATTGATAAGTGGAAAGTGAAAACAAAGAATAAGAAAGAACAATCAGTGCTTGATGCTATACATCAATTATTTAATAATATCGATAATATAAATATTTATGATAAGAAGGCAATATTTATTTACTTGAAAGAAATGACAGGAATGAATACTAAGCAATTATGTGTTAATATCAATAAGATTCGTGCACGATATGGCAGATTTAAAAAACGTTACCACAGAGATATTGTATAATGAGTAGTAATAAACAAAAAAAATTAGATATTAAAAAAGAAATCAAAATTAATGAATTATATGAACAAATCTATGATAATGCATTAGAAGATCGCGATAGAGCAGGAGCACTATTCGAAGATCTATACAATGTTATGTCAGATCCGGCACATCATGCAACAACTGGCCCAGTAATTGCAAAATATCTTGAACGCTTAAATAAATCAAATGATCAACTAATAAAAATCTTAGATATTAAACAACAGACACAAAACATTAAAGAAAAGAAAGATAAAAATACAGAATTAAGTGATAAAGAAAAGGAAGAATTGTTTGAGCAAATTGCTAAACAGCAAGAATTAGATAATGAACACAAATGATCGAGCTTTACTTAAAGCACTTTTAAACGATGTTAAAGAAACGGCAAGTAATATACAAAAAGTGTGTATTAAATATGGTGAAGCTAAAGCTAAACTACAGTTAAAGATATATGAACTCATAGAAAATAATGATCCTGAATCACTTTCAGAAATAATTACACAAGTCGCAACAGAACTACAAGAAACTGATAAAGAAATATCAGATACTCAATCTAAATTCTTCCGTGAACAATAAATAATATGTCATGGTAGAGCCCAATAAAGCAGTATTCAATAAATTAGCCGCTAAAAAACAGTTAGAGCGCGATCAACAGTTACGTTCTGTAGTTGATGATACAATCATACCATATTTTACACGTGCAATAGTACGCGATGTTGATACAGTAGGTGGACAACTAGACGGTATAAACCCGATTAACTCTATTGTTGCAGATATTGTAGAATTGATATCAGATGGTGAAGCACCAATATTTTATCCGATGTTTTCTTCACATATGATGCTTCCTATTAAAGAAAATGAAGAAGTTTGGGTTATGTTTGAGAACATTAGTAATATGACATTGGGCTACTGGATAAGTAGAACACCAGAACTTATAAGAACTGATGACATTAATAAAGCAAATTCACTTACAAAACATAAATTTGATTTTTTCTTAGACAACACTATCAGTAATAGCGAAGATGTAACAGCAACCGATATAGAGCTTGACGAATCTATAAGAACTGGTGTTGATAGCCAAGATAGAACATCTGATCGTTTTGATGAAAATAAAACAGGATTGAACTCAAGATTTATTAAAGATCTTGTTCCAATATACAGAAAAGAAAGCACTGGTGACTTTGTTATTCAAGGATCAAATAACGCATCAATTATATTAACAACAAATAGAAAAGAACAAGGCGAAGAAACAGATAGACAAAAAGCTGGTTCTATTGATATAGTAGTCGGTCGTGGAAATAATGCAGAAGCAAAACCGAATGAATTAGATGGTATACGTAATGGAGAAGAAGAAAAAGAAACAGAAGGAATAATATCTTATAATTCTGATTCTGCAAGAATATTGGTAACAATGAATTCTAATGCAGATACAAATTTTCAAACAACACAACAAGGTGCTATAAACGATAATGCGAAAAGCTTCATTGTGCAAAAAAGTGATGCAATTAGATTAGTAGCAAGAAGCTCTATCAAAATTGAAACACAACCGATTAATGACGATGGTGCTATTATAGATGATGATAGAGCATCATTAGTAATAAAACCAGATGGCGAAATTATCATACATGCAAAAAATGGTAAGAAAATAAAGATCGGTTCACAAAATGCAGAAAATGAACCTGCTGTGTTAGGGCAAACTCTCAAGAATATACTTGAAGATTTTATAGTAAAGTTAGGAACAATCCACAGCATAGCTACGGGCGCAGGTCCTAGTGGCCCTATTGGTGGTGCACCAAACTTTGTAACAGTAACCGATGCATGGAAAGCTACATTAGTTAATATGTTAAGCGATAAGACATTCTTAGATGATAAAAGTGCATAATGGGATTAAATCAGAATATTCTTAAAAGTGGTATTTTACGTGTATTTAATAGTGAACCGTCTACAAAACAACAAGCCGCTAGCGATCTTACTGGCGCAATAATGGAATATTTACTTGGTGCAGAGGTAGACTTAACTGGATTATTGCTAACACATCCATCACCACCAGGAACTATAGTAACACCAGCACAAAATGCACCACTTCTTTTTCCTGATGAAACTGGAACGCTAATTAAGACCGCACTCATCGTTGATTTAGGTATAGGTGCTATTCCTGGGGTTCCTGGATGGCCAGCAACGACAGTAGCTATAGCTGCACAATTAGCAACTGTTATCGCAACTAAACCTATTCCATCTGGACAACCTCCGCCTATGATACTTAATCCTAATTTTGATAGTGATAGAGCAGAATCAGAAAATAATCCAAGAGAAATAATTGATCCAGAATATACTCCCCCTATAAATGGATTACCAACATTAGTCAGTCCTGCTGTTACAATATTAGCAATCCCACCAATTATTATAGCAGCACATGAAATAGGATTAAATGGCGGTTCTAAAGAAGATATTGCAATACGGATGGCACAAATCATACATAATTCTGTAATGACGACAAAAATAAATGGTGCTGCATCAAATACAGCTGGTTTCTTATTACCAGTAACGGGCCCTAGATCAATAAAATAGAAACAAAATCAATTATAAATTGATAAATAATAATGAAATGGCTGAACGAATAGAATTTAAAAATATCGGTGTTATTGATAGAGGGGTTAATGTAAAAGAACAAGTAAAACCTATAGGTATAAAAACACCAATACGCAGAGGTGATAGATTCGGAATATTTGATATGAATACCGATGTTATACAGCAAATTAAAGACAATTTACGTAACTTGTTATTAACAAATCATAATGAGCGCCTAGTTAATAATACAATTGGTGCAAATTTACGTGCACTTATATTTGAAAATATAGGTGTTGTTAATAATAGTGCAACACAAGCTATAGCAGAGAATATTAAAACAGCAGTTGATGAATATATGCCTTTTATAGAATTGGAAGCGCTTGAAATTGGACTACACGAATCAGATGCAACAGTTCCAGATAACTATACAAGGATAAAAGTAACATTTAGTGTACCTGGTTTATCGGAAGGTGATAAAATATCTGATATTGATTTGTTTTTTAGAGTATAAAGAATATGGTAACAAGTAATAAAAAATTAAAGCAACAAAAAATTGTTCGCTACTTAAATAAAGACTTTGATTCATTTAGATCTGATTTATTAGAATATGCAAAAGCACATTTTGCTGATGTTATAACAGACTTTAGCGATACGTCAGTAGGCGGCATGTTCCTCGATTTTACAGCATATGTCGGTGACGTTACATCACATTATCTAGATCATCAATTTAATGAATTATTTGTTGATAGTGTTCGTGAACCTAAAAACATAAAAAGGATTGCAAAACAACTTGGGTTAAAACCACAACCACCCACATCATCATCAGTTTTTTGTACATTTTTTATCGAATCACCTGTAGTAATTGATAGAAATGGTAACGCAACACCAGACACGGTAGCAGTTTTTATACTTAAAGCGGGTACAACAGTCGAGTCTGATAGTGGAATCGTATTTGAACTTACCGAAGATATAGATTTTTCTATTATTAATGATAGAAATGAAGTGCAAATATCTGAACGAAATAGTGCAGGAGTACCTACTAAAATATTCATAAAAAAAAGAGCGCTTTGTATTTCTGGTGAAAGAAAGACATTTAATATAGTAATACCTAATAAATTTGTAAAGTTTAGAAAAGTAGAATTACCAGAAAAAAATATAACTGAAGTCATAAGTGTTGTTGATACAGAAGAAAATAGATATTATGAAGTTGATTATTTAACACAAGATACTATTTTCGAATCGATTAAAAATGAAAGTCTTGATAAAGAAGATGTTCCATTTATTGTTAATATAAAACCAACAACATATCGTTACACATCAGAATATGATATTTTAACAGAGAAAGTAACATTAACATTTGGATCGGGAAAATCTGATACTATCGATGATGATATTGTCCCTGATCCGTCAGAATTTGCAATTCCATTATATGGAAAAACAACATTAACAAGATTCTCTGTAAATCCAGAACAATTTTTACAAACAAAAACTATGGGAATCGCCCCAATGGGAACTACATTAACAATTGATACACGTGTAGGTGGTGGTCTTGCACATAATGTTGCTGAACGAACAATAAATTCTATAAAAGATGCATTGATTGCCCCCTTATCAACAAATAGTGTATTGATTAACACGGTAATACAAACATTAGACGTAACTAACTATGAATTAGCTGCTGGTGGCGATGAAAAACAAACAGCTAATGAACTCAAACAAAATGCAAGTGCTAATTTTACTGCACAAAATAGATTAGTTACAAGAGAAGATTATTTAGCAAGAATATATTCTATGCCAGCAAACTTTGGTAGAGTGTATAGAGCTTTTGTGCGTGCACATGAAAATGCCAACTTATCAATACAAGTACATATTTTAAGTAGAAATGCAGATGGGACACTAACAGTTTCACCAGATTCATTAAAAAAGAACCTTAAAGTGTTCATAAATGAATTCAAAATGTTAACTGACTCAGTAGATATACTTGATACAGATATTATAAATATTGGTATTGATTTTAATGTTGTTACAAGTTCAAAGTCTAATAAAACTACTATTCTTAATAATATACTAAAGAATTTAGTAAAGTTTTTTGATATAGAAAACTTTCAAATTGGCCAACCGATAATTATAGATGAAGTTAAAAGCTTGATATATAATACTGAGGGAGTTATTGCTGTTGCTAATTTGAAATTTAATAATTTAACAGATACATCAACTAATAATTCTGAATATTCAAAAACTATCTTTTCTATAACAAAAAATATTAGTAACGGGATTATATTATGTCCAGAAAATGCTATTTTTGAAGTTAAATTTCCTAATAATGATATTAGAGGAGCTGCAATTTAATGCGCATTTTTAGCTTTGCAACAAAAGATACATTTATAACCGATGTTATAGTTACTAATACTTTTAGAGCAACAGATGCTAATGTTGGATTGGGTGGGGTGTTAAGTTTATTCAAATTACATGAAGAATCGACATTACCAGGTACTGGATCTGATGATTTACAAGAAATATCACGAATACTTATTAAATTTGATTTAGATGTTTTTAGAGCACTAACTGGAACATTATTAAGTGGCACAAAGTTAAATAATACTACTTTTAGATTAAAAATGTTTGATGTGCTTCATGGTGATACATTACCATCAAATTTTAATATTATTGCATTTCCATTAAGTAGAGCGTTTGACGAAGGTTCAGGTATTGACACATACGCATACACAGATATCGGATCTGCTAATTTTATTACCGCATCTGGTGAAACGAGTACCGCAGTAACATGGTCATTATCGGGTGCGGCTAAATCTGGTGCATTAAATGACACAGATATTGATATAATAACTGGTAGTTCATTTTTTCCAGGCTTAGGAAATCAAAGTTTAGTAGCAACGCAAAACTTTGATCTAGGAAGTGAAAATCTTGATATTGATATATCAACTATTGTAAGTGGTACAATAGTAGGTTTATTACCAGATCATGGGTTTAGAATAAGCTTTTCAGGTTCAGAAGAAACTGATAGTAAAACAAGATTCATAAAGCGTTTTTACTCAAGGCATACAAATATATTCACTAAACAACCTCGAATAGAAGCAATATTTGACGATTCACTTGCGGATAATGGAAGTAACTTACTATTTGATGTAACTGGAACAATTTTTCTAAATAATCTTGTAAGAGGGCGATATACAGATATAGTATCTGGATCAAGAACACTTACAGGAACAAATAGTGATGTTGTTGGGTCGAAGCATAAATGGGCAGTACCAGTTGTAAAATTAGAAAGCGGTTCATTCGATATTGTTTATACAGGTTCACAACATCAAAAAGGATTATATAGCGCATCATTTGCGATTGATTCACTTGAAACATTGCTAACAGGTGAATTACATAGTGCTGGATCTGCAACAATGAATATTGTATGGCAATCAGCCGATCAAACAATACCATATTTAAGTTCATCAATAGTAATACGTGAAATAACAAGAGATAATTTTATAAAACCTAAAAGATATAGAATATCAATTACAAATCTTAAGCGTGATTATAATATAAATGAAATTGCACAATTTAGATTGTTTGTACAGGAAGTTAATTTTAATACCGATACGAGCAAATTACCTTCTGAAACACAAAGTCTTGTATTAGATGATATGTATTACCAAATTCGTGAACTAAAAACAAACGATATTATAATACCACTTGACACAACTAATAATAGTACAAGATTATCATATGATAGATATTCAAATTATTTTAACATGCATATGAAGTCATTTGCTCCAGGCATCAACTACAAAATTGAATTTTTGATTAAGGAAGATGATATTGAGCAAATAATTGATGAAGGTATTATTTTTAGAGTTGTTAAATAATGACAAAACGTGACATCAATAAACCAAATAAATTTGATAATAAACTAATCAAAGAACACTTAAATCAAGATATTTCATTCACTAGTGGCGATCATAAGTTACGAAGTATTGATGATATTACATTAAACAATAAAAGTGATAGTGATGCATTATTATCATCTTCATTTATACTTGGGCTTAATGATGAAGGGTTAGAAAACACACAACAATTAAATGTTGACTTTTCTGATTTTACGAATCACACATTTTTTAATTCTGCAATTGTTAATACTAATGTTGCATTTGATAAAGTTTTAAACAATTATCCATTTGATGGATCAAGAGCAAACATTATAACATTTTTAGAAAATTTAACTGGTTTTGAGCGTTATATATTTGATAATTTTCCAAGAAATATTGGTTATTTGAACTTTTCTGGTAGTTTTAGTTCATCAATTACAATAAAAGATTATGCAAATTCTAAAAAACTTAATTTACAAGAATTAGGATCAGGATATAACGTTTTAGATCCACGTGATAATAAATCATTTACAATTGAAACACAAATATATGTGCCTGAAATAGAAACGTTTGATCATCAAGTAATATTTCAAAAATTAAGTGGAAGTGATCGTGGTATATCACTGATGTTATCTAAGAGCACCGATCAAACATCAGGTACAATAATGTTTGCTGTTACATCAGGCACACAAGAATTATTTACATCTGCGACATTAGAAAAAGGCAAGTTTAATCACATTGCCGCAATGCTTGATAGAGAAAACGAAAATCATCAAGTCAAGTTTTATGTTAATAGTGAATTATTTAGTACTTCAAGTGGCGTTAATATAGGGCAAATTGACTTTACAACTAGTGATATTACATTATGTACTGGTACAACTCACACATTTAGTGGATCAATAGATTATGAACCACGCTTAACATTTAGTGGTGCATTAGATGAATTAAGAGTTTGGCATGCTACACGTAGTATTGATAATTTAACAAGATTTAGTACAAGAAATGTGTTCGCTAATAATGATCTTAAGTTATATTTACGATTTAATGAGCCACAACAAACAGACAAACCAAATATTGTTATTGATCACTCTGGATATGGTTTACATGGTACTCTACAACTAGATTCAAATTACAGAATGGATACTTTAGGCCCCGATGGATTAGCAGTATCTGCATCACTTCGAAATACAAGCTCTCTCACATCACCATTGGTTAATGAAAACTCGCTATTTTCACCTGTGCTATTTAATACACATCAAGATGTTAAAGCATTTAATACAAATATATTAACAACGGCATCAAATTATGATGATCAAAACCCTAATTTAATAACGCGCTTATTTCCACAACATTATTTTGAAGAAGGTGCTATATTTGATAAACAAGAAGAAACTAGTAATTTATTCTTAAACACACTTGATACACTTGATAAAAAATTAGGAACTGCACAAATACTTGCATCATTTTTATATGTTATTGCAAAAGGTCTTGATGAACTTAAAATATTTGTTGATCAATTTCAAAATATACTAACTGTTAATTTAGATGATTTTGACAATGCACCAAACGCTTTAATTGATAAAATTGGTGAATTCTATGGATTAACATTTAGCACATTCTTTGAAGATGCGACATTCAGACAGATATTTTTTAATGAAAATATTACTGTTAGTGATGACTATATTAACATGACATTACTAGAAATACGTGATGTTTTATGGAAGCGTATATTCTCATCATTACCAGATATTCTTAAGTCTAAAGGAACAATGCATGCAATAAAGTCATTCATTAGAGCTGTGGGCATTAATCCCGATCATAATTTTAGAATACGTGAATATGGTGGTGCAACAATAAGTGAAATTAAAGATATCAGGTTGCCTAAATCAGAAGTGTCAACATTATTAGACATGTCAGCTAGTTCAGGTAATAGTCGTGGAAATATAGTTAGTCCATTCTTAACGGCATCACGAATGAATATAAATAATTATTTAGAAGCGCATCATATAAATACTGGTTCATTTAATTCAAAAGATGTACTACGTGGTAGTACACATGGCGGATTATTAACGAGTCAATCATTTACTATCGAACAAATAATAAAAATTGCGCCTACTGCACAACAAACACAGTCAATATCAAGAGTTGCAATAACAGGTTCAGATATATCATTAACAGATTTTGCAATGAATTTAGTTGCATTTTCATCAAGTATTGCAACAACAAGTAGTTCGCTTAAACTATTTATCAAACCATTAACAGCTGCTGAAGCAGATCAATCTGATAGAGCGATATTAATGTTAACGGGCGTCAATGTTTTTAGTAATCAAAAGTGGAATGTTGCTTACGGTAAAGAAAATATTTCTGATGTATCAAGCTCATATTTCTTGTATGCTGCTCAAAATAAAAATACAGATGTTGATATGATATATTCGGCGAGCGTTAATATGCGAAATACAGGAAGTACTGGTTTTAATGTTTTTTCTATGCTTGATGCCGATATCAATGCTAGTGGATCTTTTCTTATCTTTGGAAGCGCTAGTGCTGGTAACGATGAAGCATCAACAATGCGCTTACTAATTTCAGGAACAAATTTGAGCAGTGACTATGAGGGATCAAATTTTGCGAATTTTACTGGTAAAATAGGGCACATACGTTTCTGGACAAAAGCGTTAACAAAAAAAGAATTTAAAGAACACACTTTAAACTTTAAATCAATAGGTGTTAACACCCCAAGAAATATGAGCTTTAATACGGCAAGTACTGAAAGGTTGATTTTAGATGCATCAACTGATCAAGCAAATTTGAGAACAAATGCGGACGGCGAGATCAATATATTTGATTTTACTCAAAACGATTTCCATTTGACCGGTACAGGTTTTAGTGCAAATGATGCCGTTATTAAGAATGAAGAGTTCAAATACTCGATATTATCACCATTTTTTGATGAAAATCAAAATGTAGATAAAGTCCAGATACGTTCATTTACACAAAAAGAAAATATATTATTTCATAATGTTGATGCAGCACCTATTAGTGAAGTAACTATTAATGAGTTTACAACATATGATCCAAGATTTTCAATAGACTTTTCAATTATTGAAGCGCTTAATGAAGATATTATTAAAATTATGTCATCATTAGATTCATTTAATAATGATATAGGTGATGTTAATAACTTATTTGATTTCGAATACAAAAATTTACATGAATTAAGAAGATTATATTTTAAGCGGCTAACAGACAACGTTAACATGAAGTCATTCTTCGATTTCTTTATATGGTTTGATCAAAATATGAGTAATTTCATTAAAAAGCTAATTCCAGCAAGAACAAACTTTAAGGGCATCAATTTTGTTATAGAATCACATATCTTAGAAAGACCAAAATTTAATTATAATTACTATAATATATATTTAGATGAGAAAGTTAGAAATCATTCTGGTGCAGATGAGATTATACAAAGGTTAGAATAAGTGTCATATACACCATACATAGAAGAAGTAACACTTAAAAAAACAGGTAGCTTTACCGGTTCTATTGTCTCAACTATAGAAATCGATAAATATCGCCAAGGTGTACATTCTTTAGGCGCTCAAAGAGGCTCTCGTAGGAGCAGAGCCATTACCGTGCCTATGCAGAAGATGAGTGATACGCCATCATTTCCACAAGATATATTTCCACGAGCAGCATTTCTTGATGCTGAACAAGATACAACAGAAGAATATGGGTTTTGGCACGAAGGTTTTATTGAACCACTTACAATACGTGATGAAGTAAGCTTTAATTCTATTGAGTCACCATTTCTTGCACATGTACCTAAAGCACATATACCTGAAAGTGTTGACTTGATTTCACAAGAAGAAGTTTTCAATGAAAAGATAGGTATGCCATTACTTCCATTCTATGAAACAGGAAGTAATATTACTGTCACAGCAACATCGAGTATATTTGCGGCAGGTCAAACAGGAAGCTTAACAGTTATACGGGTTGATGAAGATCCGAACTTAAATAAACGAAGCGCAGCCGCTGGTTATGATTATTCACAAGTGATAATAACTGGCTCACAAAGAACTCCAGGAATTAGAGCGCTTTATAAAGATAAAGATTCGATAGCATTTAGAGATCGAGCACCGTATCAAGGTAGACAACTCTTTTTGCAAGGTGACTCACAGCATCTTAATATGAATGGTACAAACTTCTCATTCATACCAACTAGACCAGTATTATCAGGTGTATTTCACTCTGCATCGGTACAAATACATAAAGATGTTGAAGATGGCGCAACAGTCAAATCTATCATGTATTATAAAGAAGGAACGCTTGAACTACCTATCAAGCATGTATTACTAGATCTATATATGCGTGGTGATTATAATAGTGCAAGTAAAACGGCTGATATGTGGATTGATGGTATCTCAGTTGGTACACAACTAGGAACCTCAACACAATGCGGTTCATTTGAATTAGTAACAGCAACTAGCGGTGCAGACGTGACACACATTTTTAGAAATGCTGGTAAAAACTCTGTTGAACTTAAATCATTTGGTACATTAACGGTCGACAATTCAATATGTCCGGACAATGAAGTAAAGTGGATTTTCCGCTTTGAATATGGTGAAGGAAAGCAAACACAACATTATATTGATATAAGAAAGAACATAATAAAGCCGGGTGTTATAACAACATATCCACCGATTATCAGACCATCAACAGAGTTTCGTGGTAAGCGAAATACAACATTTTTAGATTCAGATAACACGTCAGGGATATACCCTGTTATTATTCGCAAACCTAAAGGTGATTTAGTTTATCGAGCAAATAGATCTAACTGCCCAGAACCATTTTCATTTAATGAACATAATTTACCAGGGTGCACTGATGTGCACCCCCCATACATAGAAAGAACTATTAATGATATTGGGTTACCTGGTAAAACTATAGATGCTTTAGGCAATATATCAAATACTATTTTAACTTTTAATTTAACACACAGTAGTGGTAAGTATAAATTATTGGGTACAAAAGCAACTGTAGCTGCGTCATCTGATGACATTAAAGGCTTAATTGAGAATACAAGAAATCCTGCATCTGTTACTATGTATGATTTTGTGGGATCAAAAGAAGCCGTTGACACAGTACCTGATGGGCCCGGATGGGCAACTCAAGGATGGTCAACACTTGATCTAACTGAAGTTTTAGGGGGGCACTATCAGAAAAAAACAGTTAGATCCGGTACAAGAAGCGGTATACCTGATCAAAAAGATCCAAATTCAATTCATGTTGGTGGTGTATCACTACTTACACGTGATATAATAGCTCAAACAGGAAATGATTATCTGCTAATAGCAAAGTTTTTAGGTGAGCGTGGTTTTAAGTTTAATTTTCCATTTATACTCAACAGAGTTGGTATTGAAGCAGATATTATTGCTGCTAATAGTGGCGCTTTTACGAATGATAGCGACTCAAATTGGCAACTAATTAATTGGACATTTAAACCTAATAATTTAAATGGCGCAGGTGTTGGTCCTGAATGCATAGTAACTAAGTCAATTGCAGGACCAGACCCAATTATCACACAAAGTGTTCAGGTCCCGCACGCAACATTTTTGATAGCTAAATCATTTCAAAATCCAGAACAAACACGTGGTGAAAGTAGAAACTTTGCTAATAGTGTTGGTCAATATGAACAAATGAGATTTCCTGTCGGTGTGGGCGTGGGAGGCAAAGCAAAAATGGTTAGTCAAATTATTTTTTCTGCTTCAATAGGATTATCATCAAGTGCCGTGAGTGCAGAAGAGCAAATCTATTATCCTGAATTTGACTATAAGCTTCCATATTCAGAGTTATCTGGTACAGTACATACTGATGGTTTTTTTATAACTGAAAGTGTTAGATTCGTTAAGGAGCCAATTAAGCATATAAATGATTTTAATATAACAGGCAGTGAGAAACATCCATTTAGTACATTACGTAATTATACAGTTATGTCACAACAAACAAATTTTATTAACAAAGGTGATGTAATTCATTTCTATTGGACGGATGCTACGCTTGCATTTCCAACGGCATATGGCATCGGCACAACCGGACAAGGCATGAATGATGGGTATATCGCCCCCTTTGGTGTTCGTGATATGCGTATACAATTTGAGGGTTATATTCCACGTGCAGGTATGCCAATACCACACTCATTAAATCAAAATTTAACAACTAATGCTATTCATGAAGATATACATGAACTTATTCATGATCAATTTGAGACTTTCTTCTCGGCGGCATATACTGGCTCAATACTTTCAAGAATTGCCCATCCAGATAATTGGGATCAAGGTAATATTGACTTTGTATTACATGGATACAGAATATTTGATGACGCAGAGCGTTTTCATGATGCAAGTATTAATGTATTAACAGGCGCCCTTGACGCTGGTTTAAATAAAAATGATAGATTTTTTACT